CTTCTCTAAGCGTTGTATCAAAAATTTTAGAATATTCTTCGCTATCAATTAGTGTTTTAGCTTTACGACCAAACCTCACAGCAAGTTCTCCAGTGTGAGTTGCTTGAATAATCTTGAGTTTTGGATTACGGCCCACCATCCAGGCAGGAAGCAAGTAAGATGCAAACTCAGACTTTGTGTGTCTGGGTGGCATATTAACAATTAGTCTATTAATTTTTTTATTTGCAAGGTCATTAAATTTTTGAGCTATTACTCTGTGGTGCGCGCCTTCAATAAACTCTGGCCAAACGGCTTTTGTAAACGCCATAAAGTCATCTTTTGCTTTTCTTTGAATTTTTTTCTCAGCATGCATAACCTTAAATCTTTTATACTGTGCACGAACTTCAGAAGGTAATTTATTTATATCTATATTTTGTTTCATAAAAAATTTTTAAAAAATTTTTGCACCTTTTTACCAGTGGAAAAGTATTATACCACCCTTATCTGTCTAAAACAAGCAATACAACCTAGAGTAGTGGGACCCCTTTTATAAAAAAGGTGTATCGATTATATAGTTGCAAAGTTAATTGAGTGCTGGTGTGGTACCTCTATTGGATATGTTTTGTGTGTGTGACCCTACAGGGTCACACATGTATGTAACTTAGTTAGCCCAAGTATTGAGCGCATTCTTTTGTATGACTATTGCTGGTCCAACAACAAAGTCATCCCATCCAATTGGGAACTTGTCTTTTGGAAAGTGTGCTCTCCATAATGCTGTTGCCTCTGGGTTTAATGGTAAGCCCTTTAACTTGCCCTCTTCATTTAATAAAAGTAAATCACCATTTGGAAACTGCACACACTCCACCATGCCACCAACAAACTTAGCTACAGCCTTGTAGTTTGGCTCATCTTTTTTATCAGTGATTAGTTTGAATTGTTCTGCTGTTGTATTTACTGTTGTCATGTTTTCTCCTGTATTTGTTTATATCTAATCCTACATTATCCTTGTTCCGATGTCAATAGTCTTTCTTCTTTTGTTAGCATATTTCTTTCTATGTATCTTGGTTGAGTATTGTCGTTCCAATGCGCTCGGTTATATACTTGGCGCCAACCATTCTCGGCTGTTAAAATTTTAGGTTGATGTAATCTACCAAAATGATTAACTGCGTTGTTACCATGTAAAGCCCACCAATCGTTCTGACAATTCAATGTGCAAAAGTTACCATTACCATAACTATAATTTCCAAGAGTTCTAGTCTGATTTCTTTTGTTTCCTTTTGGTCCTCGTTTCCTGTCGGTTGTGTCATAAGTATGACAATCAGGTCCTTGGCAATACTTAATCATTGCTATCCCTTTCCATATGCGTTTTCATTAATTCCCCTACTGCATGATTTAAAGCACTAATAGATTTTTCTAGTGTTGCAATTCTATCTTCTAGAAATTTAATCTTGTTGCGTTGCATATTTATATCTTTGTTTCTGTCTATTGTTTCAAAGTGTAGTTCATTCATTTCAGCCATTGTCTTTACTCCTTTTAAATGATTGCTCTAATTGAGCAAGTTTTCTGTCTGCCTCTCTTTCTTTCATTTCTGCATATAAGAATAGTCCAAAACCAAATGTCATTAAAACTAATCCAATATATAAAACTATATTCCAATCAATCATTAGTACCTCACTTTCCAACTGCCTTTAGCTGTTCTATATTCTTGTTTGTCCATGTCAAAATAAGTAATTAATTTTGCACCCATTTTGCTAGTCCAAAATCTGCACTTGTCCGTCCACTTGCCTTGTCTTGTTATGTGTTTTTTATCCTTATTAGAATAATAAGTGATTTTAAATGTTGTGTTGTTTTCCATGTTTATTTCTCCTGTATGTTATGGGCTATCCTACCATAAGTAGGATAGCCCTGTCAATAGCTTAATTTAAGTTATTGGCTTGTCTTTCATATTCTTGTCTAGCAAGAATTTTCTCTTGTACTGTCATTTTCTTGACATTTTTCATTCCCTTAATTCTTTCTGCAAGATTTTTAGGATTGAATATAGTTAGACCTGTTGAGTTAGTTTGAACAATCTCAATTTCATCAATCTCTAATCCAAGTTCAGTAGATAACTCTAATGCCTCATCAAGATATTTATATCCTTTAAGACCTAACTTAACCTCTTTCATTTGTGCCATGATACTTTTAATCCAATTTTCATGTGCCATAACAAAAGCTGATTTTTGAGATTTCCAAAAAAGTAATTTCTCATAGTTTTCTTTTGTAGTCATTAACTGTCTATCTCTACAATATTCACGACCAATTAAATCCATTGAATAATTACTATCCCATTCTTTTTGATAACTTGTAGCATTTTCTCTACCACTACAATTCATACCAAGATACTTGTCATTTGCCTCTGTTATTTTTCTTTGGTATGGATTGTTGCTATCCTTATCATGCATAAGAATATCAATATCTGGATTACAACCCTCTTGGGCTTTTAATTCATCACGATAATAAGCATAACCAAAAGCACTATCTTTACTATGACTACTACTACCTGTATGAATAGAACCATTGATTTTAAAATCAAAATGTTCTTCAATCATTTTCGGACTACCTTTTTTTTCTACAACTCTATCATTGTAATCAAGTTTATCTTCTTCATGTTCACCCATGTAAGCAACATGAAAACAACTATCTGGGGCAATAGTATTTACATTTTGATATTTATTTTGTAAATGCCATGCCATATCTACATCTTCCTGTGGATAGTTTTCTCTACCGATTGAGTACATCAATTCCCATGTCTTATCTTGTAAAGGTTTCATTTGTTCTCTTAATTGTAAGTATCTATCTTTTTCAATAGTATCTTCCATTTGTAGTCTTTCCTCAATCTTGTTCGCAATCTTATTACGATACTCTTGATTAAGTCTTATCCTATTTTTTTTAGCTGTCATTCTTACTCCTGTATGTTGATTATTATTTTGCATATTAGGGATAATCCCACACATTAAACTATTTGTCAAGTCTTGATTTTGCGCACAACCTGTGGTTGAGTTGTTTTTAATACTAACCACCATCCCCAGCCACCGTCCAAGTGTAAGGGATAATCCTACTAACGTCAAGAAGTTTATTTAAATAAAGTTGTTGATTATTATTTGTCCTATGTTATAAATGATATTCAGCCTCATTTGAGGATTTATCGCTGAAACAAAACTATAAATCCTAATGGGACCTACACCAGCAAAAGTAGGTAGGATCAATGACCGGGATACACAGACAACCGGTCCTGATCCCTGATCCAATTGCATGTCATTAAAGACTCGAGCAATAGCGATTGGATCTGGGATCAGTCATTAATGACTGTGAGAGTAAACACTATAACACGGTGGGCGGTAAAGGGATCCCCGAATGTTACCTGAAACGATGGCCGGTAACCCCCCGCGTAGCATAGTGACTGGTCAAAGCTTCAAGCGGCAAGCTTCAAGCTTGACAGCTGGTGTGGGATATGATAGGATAAATTTATAAAGGAGAAATACATATGACAAAAAAAACATTAAAAAAAGAATACCAGCCGGGTGGTGAAAAGCGTTACGTGATCCTGGACAAAGCGATCGAATACTTGAAGGACCCTAAGTTTGGCCTGCAAGGCGACAAGATGCATTTCTTAATGAATGAAATGGGATTGTCTCAGTCTGAGTACTTAACGGCTCTTCACAAAGCAACAACTGGAATTGACGTTTGGACAATTAATGAGTAGAAAAATTTCCAGTCCAGTGATTTTTATAAATCACTGGCGCTGGCTCAGGGACAATGGTTATAAAAAGGAAGCTGCAAGCTGCAAGCGTCAAGCGGCAAGCTTGACAAGACAGCAATATAGGAATATAGTATCCTATAAAATACAGGAGAATAAACAATGAAGATAAAAGAAGCGGAGGCTATAACTCACACACTAAGCAAGCCTGGCAAGATGCCCGGATTTGCTTATAGTACACCAGCTCATGAATGCAAAACTGGTACAAAATTAAGAGCTGTAGCTGGCAGCGTTTGCGCAAACTGTTACGCGTACAAGCGCGGCCGTTACAGATTTCAAAATGTTATCGATGCGCAATATAAAAGATTTAGATCTTTGACCCATCCTAAATGGGTTGAAGCAATGGCTGCTCAAATTAATTCTAAAAAGGTCAAGTATTTTAGATGGCATGACTCAGGAGATGTACAGAACCTGGACCATTTAAGACGGATCTATGAAGTATGCAGGTTGACGCCTTCAGTCCAGCACTGGATGCCTACCCGTGAAGCATGGACTAAAAAATATATTGTTGAAGCTCCTGACAATCTTGTTGTCCGGTTCTCCATACCAATGGTGGACCAGGCAGCAGGTGACAGCTGGCCATGGACGAGCACAGTAACAACGAAGCCTGGACAACGGACATGTCCAGCCCCTACTCAGGGCAATAAGTGTAAAGACTGTCGAGCTTGTTGGGATAGAAATATTAAAAATATATGTTATGGTGAACACTAATGTTTAGACACCCAAAATATTATAAAGAATTACGTAAGCGTAATAAATCGGATCAGGCCATTAGCTTTGAGAGTGGGACGCCGCCAAATGAGCGTGCGCCGGATCCGGGCCTTAAAGTTTCAAGCACCAAGCTGCAAGCTTCAAGCACCAAGCGTCAAGCTTTCGAACCAACCCGTTCAATCGCCAAGCGACAAGCATCCCAACCAGAGTAACAAGCGTCAAGCTTCAAGCCTGAAGCTACAAGCTCATTGATCCGAGAACCACGGTACATGGATATTGGAGAAGTTTTAGGGGGCAAAGGACCAAGGGCCTTTGCAAGTATAAATGTGTTGTGAGGATGACGTAAATGGAACGCAATTTGATGAGGGCTAAATCGGATTTTGTTACCTTTAGTAACCTTTAATTCTAAAGTACAAAAGTACCCAGAAGTATTACAGACCAATAGATCAGGAGTCCCAAGTAAGCTAATGTTTTCAATTCTAATAAGCGAAAAGGACTTGAAATTTTGCTTAACATTTTGATATAATTTAGCCTCTGGGCCCATATGTTTTTCAAGGTAACCATTACATTTAAAGTAACAGTTTTTTTGGTGTATTTAGTATCTGTGCGTTGGCTGTTTTTAATACAAGACGATGTGCACTATGGCCTTTGTGACCTATAATTGGTGTTGCATTTTCTTGTACTTCCATTCTAACTACTTTTTCTAATTGACCATTAATTTGAACCATAATGACGGCATTAGAAATAGCATTACCTTGTCTGCTACCATCTTTATTGGCTGCTGTG